GTATACTGTGGATTTGCTCCTGCCGTTATAATTACCAAAAGCATAGGCGGTACTGGATGGCGAATTATTGACAATAAAAGAACTACATTTAACCCATCAAAAGCTTCTTTATATCCAGATAGTGATGGCGAAGAATATAACGGCTCTGGGCATGAAACTGATTTCCTATCAAATGGGTTTAGGATGATGAACTCAAATAGTCGATTAAACACAAACAATCAGACTTACATCTTTATAGCATTTGCAGAAAATCCATTTAAACACACAAACGCTCGCTAACAGGGCAATCACAATTTAGGAGAAACACTATGTGGTTCGTTGGAAATACAGAAATAGGTTTTATAGTAAACAGGGCCAGAGGGTTAACTATTGCAGGGATTCAATATCCTCGCAACATTTTTACGATATGGTCAAAAGAAGAACTTGCTGCAATTGGCGTAAAACCATACAGTGAGGTTCGTCTAGATTCACGCTACTACTCTGATGGTGCATTGACTCGCGCCGAAGTTGATGGAACTATAGTTGGTACTTACGCTGGAGTAGCAAAGGATGTTGCTCAGTTAAAATCAGAAATGATGGATTCAGTTAAATCTCAAGTCTCTTCACTACAGGGTGATGTTGATTGGTATTGGAGTAGAGCTTCAAAGGGTGGAACTGCTGTTCCAGATAGAATTCGTTATCACGCTGCAGCAATCTACACAGAGATGGAATCAAAAGAATCTGCTATTAGTGCATTGACAACTTTAGATGGAATCATTGCATATCAGAATCATCCAATGATTGAAACTAGTAAAGTGAAACACACATCATCTGAAGGTGTTGTGACTTATGGCCCGCAAACAACTACATCTAATGTGGAAATTAACAAAGTTACTCATGGATGGTCATCTTTAAACCCAGTAGACCCATCTTTTGTTAGTTTGGTAGATGCATAAATAGTTTAAAGATTGAATAGATAAAACTGTTCTTTCTAAGGTACATACCTATTATAACAAGGATGTTTTGTTCTGTCAAGACATTTTAGGAACTTATTACATTATGACTGACTTCGAACACTACCTCGGAAACCCCTTACTCAAGAAATCAAATGTTCCTGTTAATTGGGAGAAGGGGCAGATTCTTGAGTATCAGAAGTGTATGGAAGACCCCATATACTTTATCAAGAATTACATTAAGATTGTATCACTTGATTTAGGCCTTGTTCCTTTTGAACTGTACGACTTCCAAGAAGACATTGTAAACACAATACACGAAAACCGATTTACTATCTGTAAGTTGCCAAGACAGTCTGGTAAATCTACCACACTTGTCTCTTATGTACTCCACTACATTCTATTTAATTCAAACATGAATGTTGCAATCCTTGCTAACAAAGCTGCAACCGCGAGAGATATTCTTGGTAGACTTCAACTTGCATACGAGAACCTACCTAAGTGGTTACAACAAGGAGTTGTCTCTTGGAACAAGGGTTCTGTGGACTTAGAGAACGGCTCTAGAGTTGTTGCTTCGTCTACATCATCCAGTGCAGTTCGTGGTGGTTCATACAACATGCTATTCTTAGATGAGTTTGCATTCGTTCCACAGAACGTAGCAGAAGACTTCTTTAGTTCTGTATACCCTACAATATCATCTGGTACTTCTACTAAAGTTGTTATCGTATCAACTCCCAATGGCATGAACATGTTCTATAAGTTGTGGACTGACGCAGAGAACAAAAGAAACTCCTATAATATTATAGATGTTCACTGGAGTCAAATACCCAACAGGGACGCAAAGTGGCGTGACGAAACAATTGCAAACACATCCCTAGAACAATTTCAACGAGAGTTTGAGTGTGAGTTCTTAGGTTCTGCAAACACTCTTATCCACCCTGCCAAGATTAAGACAATGGCATTCCACAATCCTATTACATCAAATGCTGGGTTGGATATGCATGAACGTCCAGTACCCAATGGAACCTACGTTCTTATTGCTGACGTGGCTCGAGGAACAAAGAATGATTACTCTGCATTTATTGTCTTTGATGTTTCAACAGTCCCCTATAAGATTGTTGCTAAGTATCGTAACAATGAGATTAAACCATTACTATATCCAAACATTATTAGTGATGTTGCACTCGCATATAACAATGCATACGTCTTAGTTGAAGTAAATGACATTGGCGAACAAGTTGCGACTGCTCTACAGTTTGACTTGGAGTACGAGAACCTTATCATGGCAAGTATGCGTGGTCGTGCAGGTCAGGTGCTTGGTGGAGGGTTTTCGGGGGGCAAAGCGCAGTTGGGTGTACGAACAACCAAAGCAGTTAAAAAGATGGGTTGTTCCAATATTAAACAAGTTATTGAATCAGACAAGTTAATTATCAATGACTATGAACTAATTAAAGAGTTATCTACCTTTATCCTTAAAGGCTCTTCTTATGAAGCAGAAGAGGGACATTCAGATGACTTGGCAATGTGTTGTGTATTGTTCGGGTGGATGATACAACAAACATATTTCAAAGAGTTAACAGACGATGACATTCGTGCTAGAATGTATTCAGACCAACAGAATCAACTAGAGCAAGATATGGCCCCATTTGGATTCTTGGACGATGGTGTACAGTCTCCTTATGAGGATAACATTGTTGATGAATACGGACAAAGATGGAGTCCAGTAGTACGAAGTTATGAATCTGATTGGTAGAGTTTTATAGAACCCTACATACTACATAATATCAATAATATCGTTTACTAGTTTTAAATGACAGTTTGAACACACGACTTTACAAACACTGATTAGTTGATTAACTTCAGTTCTTGATTCTTCGTTCAACCCTTTTCTTTTAGTTAGTTTTCGAATATCCTTTTCGTGAGGATAGAACTGGAGACAGGCGGTTTCAGATTCACCACAGTAATGGCAGGACTTTTCGCCAAGATATTCATTAACCCATATCTTGCGAGCCCTGTAATTTCTCTGTGATACCCTCTTAATGGTATCTTTATATTTCTGATAGTGTTCCGACATAGTATTATTTATGTGCCGTAAAACCTATAAAAAATAAAAGTGTAGACTTAGTTTTTTATAAATATCAATGTAAGTTTGAAAATAACTAAATTATTGAACAATCCACAAAGGAGAATAACCAATGGCATTTCAAGTATCACCAGGCGTCCTCACAAAAGAGGTTGATCTAACTAATGTGGTTCCTGCTCTTGCTACTTCAATTGGCGGTTTGGCAGGGGTCTTCTCAAGAGGCCCAATGGACCAAATCATACCAATTGGTAATGAGAAGGAATTAGTACAGACCTTCGGCAAACCCGATTCAAGTAACTTTGAAACTTGGTTTACTGCCGCTAACTTTTTAGAATATGGCAATGCACTTCGTGTAGTTCGTGCGAACAACGGAGCTCGTAACGCTGTAGCAAACGGCGGGGCAACAATCGGAACCTTTACTGGTAACGCATCTACAACAGTATTCACAATGTCTACCGCTGTATCAGATGCATCCCTATTAGAAGTGACTATTGCAGGCACCAAAACAACAGCATTCACAGTTAATGGAACAACTAGTATTACATTTACTGATGCTCCAGCATCTGGTTCTAATAATACTATTGTTAAATTAGGAATCAGAATAACTAACGACCAGTTTTATGAAGACAACTTCGCAGATGGTTCTGGTAGTGTAGGTTCTTTTTCATCTAAGTACCCAGGCTTATGGGGTAACTCAATCGGTGTCGCCACTTGTGGTTCTGCTGAAGCATATGAATTCACCTTGCCAGCTGACAACAAAGTAAACATGGCAGGTAATGCGGCTGTTGGTGTAACTGCTATCACAGTAGATGATGGTGCAGAGTTTTCTGTTGGAGATATCGTATTCTTCCAAGAAGCTTCTGGACAACAGTACTCAGTAGTATCTATCTCAACACACGTTCTTACTATCCGTCAATTGGATAATCCGAATGGTGGTGGACTAACAAGTATCGTTCTTAACGACACTGTAATTCGCAGACGTTGGAGATTTTACGACTTATTTGATTCAGCGCCAGGCACATCTGCTTGGGCCAAGGGTCAAGGTTTACCAATTGCTGAAGACGAATTGCATATTGTAGTATATGACCAAGATGGTGGCCTTACTGGTTACGATGTTGATGTTGCTGGTAATCGTGGTAGTGGTGTTATCGAAACTCACGCTCACCTTTCCAAGCATCCAAATGCAAAAACACCTCAAGGTGGAACTGCATACTATCCAACTGTTTTAAATAGATCATCTACTCATGTTTGGTGGATGGATCATCCTGCCTCTGGTGCTGCTGATTGGGGTACTAACCTTACATCTGCTGGTACTGATAAGGTATTTGATGCTGCACATCTTCCTTTAGTTGACCTTTTAACTATCGGACAAGATGACACAACTGCTACTGTAGCTGAATTAACTGCTGCATATAATTATTTCTCTGACGCTGATACAGTTGATGTTAACTTAATTATGGCTGGTACTTCACCTGCTTCAACAGATGGTACTGCACACGCAGCAGCAATGATTGCCCTTGCAGAAGCAAGAAGAGATATGGTTGTGTTTATATCTCCTCGTAGAGCAGATGTAGTGGGTGTCACTTCTAGTGCTACTCAAACCACTAACGTAAAGACGTTCTTTGATGGACTTGCAAGTTCTTCGTATGCAGTATTCGATTCTGGATACAAGTATATGTACGACAAGTATTCAGACGTATTCCGTTATGTTCCTTTGAATGGTGATATTGCTGGTTTATGTGCTAACACTGACAATGTTTCAGACCCTTGGTTCTCGCCAGGCGGTTACAACAGAGGACAGATTCGTGGTTCAGTTAAACTTGCGTTTAACCCAACTAAGACACAACGAGACATCCTATATCCTGCTCGTGTAAACCCAGTTGTTACATTCCCAGGCCAAGGTACAGTTCTATTCGGTGACAAGACTGCTTTAACTCGTCCAAGTTCATTCGATAGAATTAACGTCCGTAGATTGTTCCTTACATTGGAAAAAGCAATCGCTACTGCTGCAAGGTTTCAGTTGTTTGAATACAACGATACTTTCACTCAGGCTCAGTTCAAAAATATGGTTGAACCATTCTTGAGAGATGTGCAAGGAAGACGAGGCATTACAGACTTTAAAGTAGTTTGTGATGGAACCAATAACACAGGTGAAATTATTGATAGAAATGAGTTTGTTGCAGATATCTACATCAAACCTGCTCGTTCAATTAACTTCATTACACTAAGTTTTGTCGCTGTTAGAACAGGCGTAGCATTTAGTGAGGTAGGAGGCTAATATGAGTACTGCAAATATTAATGCGTTTAAAGCCAATATCGCTGGTGGTGGTGCAAGAGCAAACCAATTCAAAGTAGTACTTGCCGCACCGGCAGGTATTGTTACTGGATTGGATGCTGCAAATGCCAGTTTTATGATTAAGGCAACAAGCTTGCCAGGCCAAACAATTACAGAAGTTCCTGTTCCTTTTAGGGGCAGAACACTGTATCTTGCTGGCGACCGTGAGTTTGAAACTTGGACAACCACATGTATCAACGAGACTACTTTTGCTCTCAGAGATGCAATGGAAAAGTGGATGTCTGGTATCAACGATTTAGAAACGAGTCAAGGTGTTACTAATCCAGCTGACTATTATGCACAAATGGAAGTGCATCAGCTAGATAGAAACAACAATGTTCTGAAGGCATATGTGCTCAAGAACTGTTGGCCTACTATTGTTGCTCCAATTGATTTGAACTTCGATACTGTAAGTGAAGTTGAAACTTTTGATGTAACTTGGAGATATACTGACTTTACTAGTGTCGGTGTATAATCCTGCTTTTTATACTTACTAAATAGTAAGGTAAAATTAGGAGAGTTATAGTATGGCGGAACTATTCGGTTTCAAAATAACAAAATCAGGTAAGGAAGGGGGGAATGATGGATTCACTCCCCCTGCTTCTGATGATGGAACCCTTGATGTAGTATCAGGCGGTGGACATTATGCATCTGTTCTAGATATGGACGGACAAGAAAAAACTGAGATTGCGTTAATAAAAAGGTATCGTGACATTGCACAACAACCAGAGTGTGATAGTGCGATAGAAGATATTACAAATGAAGCAATCGTTTCTGATGAAAGGGATATGTCAGTATCTATTTTGTTGGATCGTTTGCCTGTCTCCCCAAAAATTAAAACTAAAATTCGTGAGGAATTCCATGAGGTTCTTCACTTATTAGATTTTAATGCTAAAGGACACGACATTTTCAGACGATGGTATGTTGATGGTAGACTTTACTATCATAAAATTATCGACCCTAAAAACCCTCGCAAGGGTATTAAGGAAGTTCGATATGTTGACCCTCGTAAGATTAAAAAAGTACGAGAAACTAATAAAGAAAGAGACCAAGCAACTGGTATGGATGTGGTAACTAAAGTTACTCCATATTATCTATACAATCCAGCTGGTTGGAGTGAAGCTGGTGGAGCAACACAAGGTGTAAAGATTACTGATGATTCTATTACCTATGCACCATCTGGACTTGTTGATATGTCTAAGGGTGCTGTTCTTTCACATTTAAACAAGGCAATCAAACCTGTCAATCAGTTGCGTATGATTGAGGACTCGTTAGTTATCTATCGTATCTCTCGCGCACCAGAAAGACGTATATTTTATATTGATGTGGGTAATCTACCAAAGATGAAAGCAGAATCATATCTAAAAGATGTGATGAATCGTTATCGAAACAAGATGGTTTACGATGCGAAAACTGGTGAAATTAGAGATGATAGAAACCACATGTCAATGCTGGAAGACTTCTGGCTACCTCGTAGAGAAGGTGGTAGGGGTACTGAGATTACAACTTTGCCAGGCGGTTCAAACCTTGGTGAGATTGATGATATCACATACTTCCAAAAGAAACTGTATCGTTCACTAAATGTTCCAGTGTCTAGACTTGCAGAAGAGTCTGGATTCCAGATTGGACGTTCTGATAACATTACGAGGGATGAACTTAAATTTACCAAGTTTGTCGGAAGACTTCGCAAGAAGTTCTCAGTTGTTTTTTCAGATATGCTTAGGACACAACTACTACTCAAAGGTGTTATTGCACTTGATGAGTGGGATAAGTTAAAAGAACATATCCAGTTTGACTTTTTGCAAGATGGACACTTTACAGAACTCAAGAATGCTGAGATTCTTAGAGAAAGGCTAGATATGCTTGGTCAAATCGAATCGTATGTTGGTACATACTTCTCACAGGAATATGTTAAGAAGAAAATTCTTCGAATGACTGATGAAGAAATTAGTGAAATTGATTCTCAGAATAAGTCTGAGATGGATTCAGATGATACTGAATTAGAAGATGATGAATAATAGAGGATATAAATAGATGGATAATGTACAAGATTTCGTGAATTCTATTGCAACAGGTGACAACCTTGCAGCAGAAACACATTTTAACACAGCACTTGCTTCTAAAGTTGGTGATGCATTAGAAAAAAGAAGAGTAGATGTTGCACAAACTTTTGTGACACATCACATTCCAGAGGTAGAAGATAGTGAGTAAAACTCTCTCCCAGTTCATACAGAACTTACCAGAGAATGACGAGCACAAAGCATCTAAGGAGTATAAGAAATTATCTCCGCAGATGAAGAAGGCTGTTGACGCTATTTTCAAGGAAATGGATTCTAAACCTACAGATTTCCTAAATACCTTTGAGAAAACAATAAATAGTGTTTCTAAGAATTTCAAAGTACCTACCAAGGCACTTATGGACTATTTCGAAAAAGAAATGCTTACAATTTAGGAAATACTGATATGATTTTAAAAGGAGCCGCCGCTGCCATAACAGGCGCGTCTACAATAGGTAGAGCAACAAGAGTTAGAGTCAATGCGACTAACGCTGGAACAGTTACTGTTGCCGCGCCACTTGGTACATTTAACGCAGCTTCTGCTGTTGCTGGTGCTGCAATTACAATTTCAAGTCATGGTTTTATTACAGGAGATGAAGTTCAGTATTCTGCTGGTAGTGGAACTGTTATTGCTGAGTTAGCAGGTGTTGGATTGTTTTTTGTTAGGAAGGTAGATGCAAATACAGTTAGTCTTGCAACTACATTTGAAAATGCACAAAATAACGTAGTATTAAGTTTGACTGATGGCAGTTCACAGAACCATACGATTACTTGTACAAAGACATATGCTGGAACAGTGGTATTGGTCGCAAACCAAGTAATTTTTATAGACAAAAGATCAAGCGATACTATTGCATGTTCTGCTGCAATGAGTTGTACAGCCGTTGGTAGTCAGCCTTAAAGGGGAATTGAAATGAAACTCATTGCAGAAACTATACAAGACGTAGAATACATCACCGAAGAAAAGGAAGGTGGTGGTAAAGATATGAAGATTCGTGGAATCTTTATGCAGGCAGACATGAAAAACCGAAATGGTCGTGTCTACCCAATGGATGTGCTATCTAAAGAAGTAGCACGTTATAACAAAGAATTTGTTGCTGAAGGTCGTGCGTTTGGAGAACTGGGTCATCCAGAAGGCCCTACTGTCAATCTTGACAGAGTATCGCACATGATCACAAAACTGGAAGCGGATGGAAAGAACTTTGTCGGTGAAGCAAAATTGCTCTCAACTCCGATGGGGGAAATTGCGAAAGCACTAATCAAAGATGGTGGTAAACTTGGTGTCTCTTCAAGAGGTATGGGGTCTATCGAATCTAAGGGCGGTGCATCTTATGTGAAAAATGATTTTTATCTTGCCACTGCGGCAGATATTGTTGCAGACCCTTCTGCCCCACAAGCCTTCGTTGAAGGTATTATGGAAGGTAAGGAGTGGATTTGGAACAACGGCATTCTACGAGAAGTAGATGTTAATGAAATCAAACAGGACATAAATGAAGGTGTACGAAAGGGACTGTCAAATGTTTCCGCACTCGCCTTCGCTAAATTTATGTCGAAACTTTAATTATTATAAATATGATTATGATAAGACAAAACAACTCAAGGAGATCCGAATGTCAGAACTAGACAAGACAATCGCAGAACTGGAAGCACAGGTAAGTTTGGAGCTTGAAGAAGCAAAAAAAGTTACCGATGGTGCTGGTAAAGGGGATTCGATGGAAAAGCCAGAGGGTGAAGTAGAAGATTTGGGTAAAGCTGTAGTTGAACCAGATTCAACAGACAGTATAGGTAAGAAGGCATCTGCAAAGTCTAAAAAGGCAGCGGCCCCTAAGCAAACCAAAGAAGACTCTGAACTCAATCACGAAGGTGATGAACTGGATGAAGGCAAGAATATGACCAAAGCAGAAATGTTGAAAGCAATGTATTCCAAGATGGAAGGCATGAAAGCAGCTGAACTGAAAGCGTCATACGAAGCAATGAACAACGATGAAGATGAAGACGAAGATGACACAGAAGAGGTAGATGAAGCTACTTTGGAAGATCGTTTATCAACTGTAGATGTTTCTGAAGATGTAACTGCACTTGTACAAGGTGAAGACCTTTCTGAAGAATTTAAAGAAAAAGCATCAACAATCTTTGAAGCTGCTGTAAAATCAAAACTTCGTTCCGAAATAGTTAGAATTGAACAAGCTAAGACGCAAGAGATTGCTGAAGAAGTTGAATCTATTCAAACTGAATTGACTGAAAAAGTCGATGCATACATGAACTACGTTGTAGAAGAGTGGATGAAAGAGAATGAAATTGCTATTGAACGTGGACTGAAGGGTGAAATCGCAGAAGACTTTATTTCTGGTTTGAAATCACTATTTGAAGAACACTATATAGATGTACCAGACGAGAAGTATGACATTTTAGGTCAACAGTCTACACAGATTGGTGAGCTAGAAGATAAATTGAATGAACAAATCGCTAAGTCCGCTTCATTGAAAAGTGAAAAAGACGTATTGGTTCGTGAATCTGTCTTTTCGCAAATTTCATCTGACCTCGCTGACACTGAAGCTGAAAAGTTTAAGTCCCTCGCAGAAGATGTAGATTTTACAACGGAAGAAAGTTTCGCTGCAAAATTAGAAACGCTAAAGGAAAGTTATTTTCCTAAGGCAACAACTGTCGCTGAATCAGTAGATGATGTTGAAGAGCATCTAGAATCTTTTGATACCACTGGTGCTATGAGTGCTTATATGAGTGCGATTACCAAAAATGTAAAGCGAGTTAACGACTAAACGATGAAAGATTCGTTTTTTATAAATAATATTACAATCTCAAACAAGGAGAACTAAAAATGTTCCAGACAGAACATCTACAGGAAAAGTGGCAGCCAGTCCTAGAACACACAGATTTACCAAAAATCGGTGATGCTTACAAAAGGGCAGTAACCACTGTTATCTTAGAAAACCAAGAAAAATCAATGCGTGAAGACGGAGCCTTCTTATCAGAAGCTGCGCCTGCAAACAACTCATCAGGTTCAGCTAACTGGGATCCAATTATGATCTCACTAGTTCGCCGCGCCATGCCAAACCTTATCGCTTATGATATTGCTGGTGTGCAACCAATGACAGGACCAACTGGTCTTATCTTTGCAATGCGTTCACGCTTCAAGAGCAAAACTGGCGCAGAGTCAATGTACGCTGAACCAGAATCTGCTTTCTCTGCAAACGATGCTGATAGCAACATTCCAGGCAGTGCAGGTACTTCATCTAACAGTGAAACTAACCCTGCTGTATTAAACGATGGTTCGCCAGGCGCTTATACTGCTGATGCTGGTGCTAGTCTTGCTTTCGGTGAAGCATTAGGTGATGCAGCTAACAATGCATTCGCTGAGATGTCTTTCTCAATCGAAAAGCAGACTGTAACTGCTACAACCCGAGCTCTTAAAGCTGAATACACAATGGAACTTGCACAAGACCTTAAAGCGATTCATGGTTTGGACGCTGAGACAGAACTTGCAAACATCCTTTCTACTGAACTTCTCGCAGAAATCAACCGCGAAGTTGTTCGTACAGTGTATGTAGTTGCAAAGCCTGGCGCACAAGTTGATACCGCAGCTGGTGGTATCTTCGATATGGACGTTGATTCTAACGGCCGTTGGAGTGTTGAGAAGTTTAAGGGACTAATGTTCCAAGTAGAACGTGAAGCTAACGTAATCGCACAACAGACTCGTAGAGGAAAGGGTAACATGATTATCTGTTCTTCTGATGTTGCATCTGCCTTGCAGATGGCTGGACAGTTGGACTATGCTCCTGCCCTAAGCAACAACTTGAATGTTGATGATTCTGGTAACACATTTGCTGGTGTTCTAAACGGACGCTTCAAAGTGTATATCGACCCCTACGCTGCTAACGGAGCTGCAAAACAGTTCTTCGTAGTTGGCTACAAAGGTACTTCACCTTACGATGCTGGTATGTTCTACTGCCCATACGTTCCTCTTCAGATGGTTCGTGCGGTTGGTGAGTCTAACTTCCAACCTAAGATTGGTTTCAAGACCCGTTATGGTATGACAGCAAATCCATTTGCTGGCGGTGCAACTGTTCGTAGTGGTGCAATGACTGCTAACGACAACGTATACTACAGACGAGTACAAGTAACCAACATCATGTAAACTTCGGTTTATTGATATAAAGGGAGAACTTTCGAGTTCTCCTTTTTTTTGTCTTATAAATAGTTGTATGAAAAATAAGGAAAATACCAATGGCAACTGTTAATAAAAATCCATTAAATAGACAACCCACTAACTATGATATGGCTCGTCCAACTCAGTTTAAGTTCTCTATTTTAAAGATACCTAATACAGAGTACTTCATCACTGAAGCAAACTTGCCAGGCATTGCATTTTCTGGTGACGCAGTATTAAACACTAGATTCACCTCTCTTCCTATGATGGGCGACACTATTAATTATGAACCCATTGAGTTGTCATTTAATGTACAAGAGGACTTATCCAATTGGCGTGAAATACATGATTGGATGGTAGGTATTGGTTTTCCAGAAAGTACTGAACAGTTTGATAATGCTATTACAGACGCATCATCTATAAGAACTTCTGTACCATCTGTCAATGCAAGCTTGGCGTCACTAGCAAGTGATGCAACCTTAACCATTATGTCTAACAAGAATAATCCTGTCATAAAAATTACCTTTAAGAATGCATATCCAACATCTCTTGCTGGTATGAATTTTGACACCAAGGACGTAGAAGCACAAAATTTAACTTCTACAATAACTATGAATTATGATACTTATTCAGTTGAGGTTCTTTAAATCCAAAGTATTAAATCATTATAAATAAGATAGTGAACAGGGGATTTTGACTTAGACACCCGTAGTTGCTTCTCTGAGAAGAGAATATTTAGAACAGTAAGTTCGATTGACCCTGTTCACACTCTATAACATGGAAATATTATGACACTAGATGATTTGCAGGCATCAGCCGCACACGACTTGAAGATGGACAACTTAGAACTCGGTGATGAGTCTATGAAGTCTGCATCACTTCACCAAAAATACCTAACCATATACAACAACTTCAGACAACTAGTTCTCTTAAAACAGGGCGAGTATCATGTGCTCTACAGAAATAAATGGGAGTACTATGGAGGTAAGTCTGACGCTTCAGTTTATCGTGACAACCCATTCGATCATAAAATACTTAAAGCAGACTTGCACATATATCTGGATTCTGATATTGACTTGATCAAAGCAAAACAAAAAGTAGAATACTTCAAGGTATGTCAAGATACTTGTGAACGTATTCTGAAACAAGTCGGCACTCGTAATTGGGAAATCAAAAACGCAATAGAGTGGCGTAAATTTGTAGATGGTGTTGTATAAGTGACAAAAGTTACAAAGAAGAATGAGGTGTACTTAGAAGTATCAGCTGAACCCTCTACTGCTCGTTCGTTATCAGACCATTTCACATTCGAAGTGCCTGGCGCTAAGTTTATGCCGGCATATCGCAATCGGATATGGGATGGAAAAATAAGACTATATTCTCCACAAACGGGAGAACTTTACCTTGGACTTCTAGGATACCTAGAGAAATGGTTAGAGGATTGGGAAGAACCATATGAAATTAGCAAGGAGTTAAAAGATGAAAAACAACTGGATAGAGAAATACTCAATGGGTTCATCACTGGACTTAAGCTTAAAGCTAGAGGAAACCCTATTGTGCCACGCGACTACCAAGTGGATGCCGTGGATTTTGCCATTAGAAAACATCGTGCTTTGTTGCTTAGTCCTACTGCTTCGGGTAAGTCACTCATAATCTATATTCTTGTCAGGTACTATAAGTTACTGATGAGAGAACAGCCACAGGACAGGACACTAATACTTGTTCCTACAACATCATTAGTCGAACAGATGTACTCAGACTTTGTTGATTATGGCTGGAGTGAAGGTAACATGCAGAAGGTGTATAGTGGACATGACAGAGAGGTTACACATCCTGTAGTTATATCCACATGGCAATCACTGTATAAAATGCCCAAGTCATACTTTGACTGTTTTGGATTGGTTATCGGTGATGAAGCTCATCTATTTAAAGCAAAGTCTTTGACTTCTATCTTGACTAACCTAGATCAGTGTAAGTATCGTTTTGGTTTGACAGGTACACTTGATGGTATGCAAACACATCGTTTAGTTTTAGAAGGACTGTTTGGTTCTCTGAAGAAAGTTATAACCACAAAGAAGTTGATTGATTCAAAGACACTTGCTTCATTTAAGATTAAAGCTTTGGTTATGACTTACTCTGATGAAGAGTGTAAGATTGTTAAGGGTATGAACTATCAAGATGAGATGGATTACATAGTAACACACGCAAAGAGAAATAAGTTCATAAAAGACTTGACACTTACTCTAAAAGGTAATACACTAGTATTGTTCCAATTCGTAGAGAAACATGGAAACATCTTACATGAGATGATTCGATCGGCTACCACTAGAAGGGTATTCTACGTTTATGGTGGGACAGACACTAAGACTAGGGAAGACATTCGTGCGATTACAGAGAACGAGAAGGATGCTATCATTGTTGCATCTTATGGTACTTTCTCTACTGGTATTAACATTCGTAATCTACACAATATTATCTTCTCTAGTCCTAGTAAATCTAGAGTTCGTACTCTACAAAGTATCGGTAGGGGATTGCGTAAGAGTGAGACTAAGGATAGTGCTACTCTTTTTGATATTGCAGATGACTTCTCACACAAGTCTAAACGCAACTTCACAATAAATCATTTTCAAGAACGTATAAATATATATGCAGAGGAAGAGTTTGACTACGAAATTACAAGGATAAAAGTAAAATGATTGCAGAGAATATAATTTTAAAGTTAAATAGTGGCGAAGAGATAGTGTGTAAGGTTACTAGTGCAGAAGAGTCTGTGATATACGAAATAGAGAATCCATTACTAGTTATTTCAGAGCCTGTGTACACACGACATGGTGTTGAAGAATCTATATCATTCAAGAGATGGATACACTTCTCTGAGGAATCAGTATTCCGTATTAATAAGAATAGTGTTATGTTAATGTGTGGTGCGTCTGAAGGACTATCTAAGTTCTACGAGTATTGTGTTACAAAGATGCAGAATGAGTTTGATGAGGATTCTATCTGGATGGAAGCAACTAATGATGATCTAGATGAGATTGCAATGGAAGAAGCATTGGAACAGTTTGATACTCCAATGTCTAAAACAGTACATTAGATTTAAACTACTTTCTCTCTAACACAGCTATTATAACAAGGATTCTAAACTCTGTCAATAGGTTTTGCAAAATAAAGTTAAATAAATTAATCTATTGACAAACCTGTGTAATTAAAGTATAATATATGAATAGTTGCAAAATACAAGCAACGGAATGTGGAGTTATAATGACTAAAAAGAAAAAGGGTGTTCACTACGTCAACAATGCAGACTTTCTTGCCGCAATGGCAGAGTGGAAAGACAAATGCAAAGACGCTGAAGAACTAGGCGACCCACAACCGCCAGTTACCAACTACATAGGTGAGTGTTTTTTAAAGATTGCAAATCATCTATCGTATCGGCCAAACTTCATCAACTATACCTATAGAGATGAAATGATTTCAGATGGAATAGAGAACTGTTTACAATACTGTAGTAACTTCAATCCAGAGAAATCCAAAAACCCTTTTGCATATTTTACTCAAATTATTTACTATGCATTTCTTAGAAGGATTGCAAAAGAGAAAAAGCAACAACATGTAAAACACCAAATCATTTCTAATATGAATATTGATGTGATGATGGATGGTGATTCAGCAGCTGCTGGATATGTAGAGTATCTACAGAAGAACTTCTTACCCGATGAAGCGGTATATAAACCAAAGAAGAAAGTGAAGAAAGAACCGAAAGGTCTTGAGAATTTTTATGATGATAAGGATGTACAAATAAATGAAGATAGCACTAATAACTGATACCCATTTTGGAGCTAGAAATGACAATCTCTTTTTTAATGACTACTTCTACAAATTTTGGGAAGAAACGTATTTCCCATACCTAGAAAAGTCTGGCATAGACACAGTTATTCATGGTGGTGATGTTATGGACAGACGTAAGTTTGTCTCCTATAAGATTGCCAAAGACTTTCGTGAAAGGTTCCTACAAAAACATGAGGACTTAGGTATTACCCTCCACATGTTGGTTGGTAATCACGATACCTTCTATAAGAACACCAATGAAGTTAACTCCCTAGAAGAGTTGATTAATGGTAAATTCACCAACATCCACACATATCCATCAGCTGCTACAGTAGAGTTTGATGGAACTCCCATATGTTTTATTCCTTGGATTTGTCCAGAGAATTATGCAGAAACAATGGAACATATCAAAAATACCCCAGCACAAGTTGCACTTGGACATTTAGAGATTAATGGTTTCGAGATGCATTCTGGTATCAAAGCAGAAGGTGGGTATGATAAAGGATTCCTAAAGAAATTCGATACAGTATTCAGTGGACACTTCCACAAGAAGTCTGATGATGGGCAAGTATTTTACTTAGGTAATACTTACCAAATGACTTGGGCCGACTATGGTTGCCCTAAAGGATTCCATGTATTTGATACTACCACTAGGGATTTAGAACGTATAATCAACCCTTACACAATCTTCGAAAAAGTATACTACGATGATACAATAACAGATTTTTCTGACTTCAATGTCTTGACATTACGGGATAAGTATGTTAGAATAGTAGTTGTTAATAAAAAAGACATCTATCAGTTCGATAGATTTGTCGATAGAGTGTTGTCGGATGCAGGCGCCCATGAGGTGAAGATTGTTGAAGACTTCTCTGAATTGGATGCATCTAATGTAGATGATGCTATTGTTGAAAATGCAGAAGACACTATGACAGTGTTGGAGCGATATATTGATGAGTTGGATGTGGACTTGAATAAAGTCAGATTGACTTCAATGATGAAATCGTTATACTTAGAAGCGAGTGACTTAGAACTTTGATTACTTTTAAATATGTACGCTGGAAGAATTTACTTTCGACTGGCAATAATATGACTGAAATACAGCTGGACAGAACTTCGTCCACTTTGATTATTGGAGAGAATGGTGCTGGAAAGTCTACCATTCTTGATGCTCTGTGTTTTGGACTCTTTAATAAACCCTTCAGAAATATATCCAAGAAACAACTTGTCAACACTGTGAATAATGGTGCTGCTGTTGTTGAGGTTGAATTCAATGTAGGTGGTAAAGAGGTTAAGGTTATTCGGGGTATTAAGCCGAATATATTTGAGGTTTGGGTTAATGGTAAAATGATTAACCAAGACGCAAACGCCAGAGACTATCAGAAGTATCTAGAACAACAGATTATGGGATTGAACTATCGTTCTTTCACACAGGTTGTTATACTAGGTTCCTCTACCTTTGTACCATTCATGCAACTTACAACAAAGGCCCGCCGTGAGGTTGTAGAGGATATCCTAGACATTAAGATTTTCTCATTGATGAACTTCCTATTGAAGAGTCAAACAAAAGAACTTAACGAGGATATTCGGAACACTGAACAGACATATGAACTTACAAGAGAGAAGGCATCACTGCAAGAAAGATTCATTAAGGATGTTATAGAGAACAAATCTTCAATCATTGAAGAGAGTAAATCTAAGGTTTCCTCAAATGATTCTTCCATCCAAACCAAACAAGGACAAATTGTATCTTTGGATAATGCGAAAGAGGCGTTATCGTTTGATAGTGAACAGAAGATTAGGTTAGAAGAAAAGATTAGAAAACTCAGTAGAACAGAAGCTGCATTGTCTAATAAACGAGGCGAACATGAACGTCAAATTAACTTTTTCCAGAGTAATGCAGAGTGTCCAACATGCGAACAGGATATCACTGATGCAACAAAACAGACGCAGATTAATGCAAGGAACTCTAAAGTTGAAGAACTTGATAATGCGATTGCTGATGCTAATAGAATGGAGAATGACGAACAAGAACGACTGAATGTAATTAAGGACAATCTTACTACACTTCGCAGACATGATGTAGAGATTGCAAAGATACGTTCTTCTATCAGCGAGTTGGAGAAGTTCAATGTTAAGTTAGAGAAGGATATCGAAACCTATACACAAGGTTCTGTGTCTGATGATGATAAGAACAAGTTGGCTGAACTGAAGGGTAAGATTTCCCTTATTGAAGAACGGAAGTCTAAGTTAAACGAAGACAAGTTCTATGTAGATGTTGCTCGTAATCTACTACAGGATAGTGGTATCAAGACTAAGATAGTGAAACAGTACTTGCCAATTATGAACAAGTTAGTGAATACCTATCTCAGTTCGATGGACTTCTATGTACAGTTTAACCTAGATGAGAACTTCAACGAAACAATCAAGTCACGATTCCGTGATGAGTTTTCCTATGCATCATTCTCTGAAGGTGAGAAGATGCGTATTGACTTGGCTCTACTATTCACATGGCGTGCCATTGCCAAGATGAAGAACTCTACCAACACAAACCTACTAATCCTAGATGAAATCTTTGATTCTTCTTTGGATGGTTCTGGTACAGATGACTTCCTTAAAATCCTAGATACGTTCTCAGACCAGAACGTGTTTGTTATATCACATAAACAGGACATGCTGTTTGATAAGTTTAGAAGTGTTGTCCAGTTCAAGAAAGAAAAGAATTTCTCACATTTGGTGACATAAAGTTTAAACAATGAAAATTAAAATAGAAGTAGAAATAGACACAGAAAACGAAAAAGATTTAAGTACTGTCGAAGAAATTATATACAAGTTAAAAGACTTGCTAGAAACTCAAGGAGAAGATGAAGATGACTAGAGAAGTTAATACACCAGAAGAATTAATTCAAGAATTTCTTGATAAGGGTGGAGTGATTGAACAATGCGAACCAATGGTGCGTACTGATCCTTCAGATATTACACATTTAGTTCGTGTGCGTTCAGCTGATGTGGGGGCTCAATAACTAAAAAAGTTTTGAAAACATCTTGACTTGTTGTAAAAACAATGGTATAATGGTTACATAAGATGAAAAGAACGAAGTGGACAGTATATAAAAGTCTAATTTAGTTTTGAAAACATCTTGACAATTGTTGTCAAAACATGTATAATGGTTATACTAAAGTAAAAAACAAACGGGAAAATATTATGTCACACGAAATAGAAATGATTGCAGGACAAGCTCAAATGGCCTATGTTGGGGAACTTCCTTGGCATGGACTAGGAACTAAAGTAGAACAGGAGTTGACTCCTGACCAGTTTCAAAAGGTAGCAGGACTTGATTGGAGTGTTGAAAAGCAACCACTTGTCACTGCACAAGGTGTTCCAATTAAAAACAAACAGGCGTTAGTTCGCACTTCAGACAACTCAGTATTAGATGTTGTCGGTACAGGTTGGAATCCAGTACAAAACTCAGAAGCATTTGAATTCTTCCATGAGTATGTAATGGCAGGTGATATGGAAATGCACACTGCTGGTTCACTCAAAGATGGACAAATGGTTTGGGCACTTGCCAAGACTAAAGAGTCTTTTGAATTGTTTAAGGGTGATGTTACTGAAAACTACTTCTTATTTACAAACCCACATCAATTCGGTAAGGCACTTAACATTCGTATGACACCAATTCGTGTTGTATGTAATAACACTCTTACTCTTTCTCTATCACAAAATTCAGATAAGATGGTAACTGTAAACCACCGCAAGGCGTTTGATGCTTCTGAAGTTAAAGATCAGATGGGTATTGCTCGTGAGAAGATGCAACAATACAAGTCAATGGCTGCATTTCTTGGTGGAAAACGATACACCGCAGAGAATGTAACTCAGTACTTTAATGAAGTATTTGGTGCTCCTGCTAAGGTTGAGAATGGTAAGGTTCCTTTCACTTCTCGTAATGCAAAACTTGCCTTTGAAAACTTAGATGTTCAGCCTGGCGCAGAGTTCGCCCAAGGTTCTTGGTGGACTGCATTCAACTCAGTCACAAACATGACTGACCACCTACAAGGTCGTTCTAATGACGGACGTTTACAGTCTGCATGGTATGGACGTAACCGCAAGGTTAAGTTAACTGCTTTAGATAAAGCAATTGAGTATGCTGAGACTGCATAACAAATAAATTATGAAGAGGTTGAAAAACCTCTTTCTAGTTCTTATAAATAGTGTTGATATGCCGTTTTACGGGTATCGTAACAATAATCTTGCTTAATAGGAGAAATCAAATGCAAAAGCAAATAATGTCTGGTCTAGACCCTTCTAGAATCAACACTTACTCTATCGGTTTTGATAGAATGTTCGACAGTTTAACCGCACCATCACTTTTTGAACCACAACCAAAGTATCCACCATACAATGTTATTAAGGTATCTGATACCGAATACATTATTGAACTTGCTGTGGCTGGTTTTAAAAAGGACGATATTGAAATTCGAATGGTAGAAGATAAGTTATCAATCGAATCAATTGATCTCAAAACATCAGAAGTCTCTGAGAAAGAATATCTACACAAAGGTATCTCAGCACGACACTTCAGGCGTGGATTCACACTATCCGAAGATATGTTAGTTAAAGATGCATCTATGGCAGATGGTATGTTAACTATACATATGGAAAGAATTGTCCCAGAAGACAAGAAGCCTCGCACCATCAAAATTAAATAATGCAATAAAGTGATGAACGCCTCTTGACAGGGGCGTTCTTTTATGTTATAATATGTGTACCAATTGAATATAGGATGAATGATTTGAAAATATACCCAATTAAAACTACTGAATACAAATATTCAGAAGATAAAATACTTCTGGATATCGCAGAGTACATAGATAAAACTTACGACTCCCACTACTCCCACAACAAATTTCAAGCCACAGAATTTATAATAGATTCTGGACATGGTGAAGGATTTTGTATCGGTAACATACTCAAGTATGCACAACGATACGGAAAGAAAGAAGGCAAGAACAGAAATGACTTGCTAAAGGTGATCCATTATGGTATAATGGCACTACATAATCACGACACAACGGAGAATAAATTATGATGCAGTTAAGCAGTGAAACACGGGACGTTCTAAAGAACTTTTCAACCATTAACCAAAACCTTCTAGTGAAATCTGGTAACACGATTAACACTATGTCTGCAATGAGAAACATTGTGGCTAAGGCAACTATTCCAGATACTTTTTCTGATGAATTTGCAATCTATGACTTGAATGAATTCTTGTCTGCACTTTCATTATTCAAAAGTCCAACACTGGATTTCGCAGCACAGTCTGTAAAATTGAATGAAGAGGGTGGTGGTAGTTCATTGAATTACTTCTTCAGTGACCCATCTGTTGTAACAACACCAAAAACTGAAATCCAAATGCCATCTGTTGATGTGGAGTTTGTCTTTACACAAGATACCTTCAATCAAATCCAAAAGGCATCTGCTGTACTTGGTGTACCTG